GTTCGCAGCGAAGTTTGCGATTCCACCGGTCGTGTAGACAGGCTTGCCGAGGAGACGATCAACGCCACCCTGACCACCTGGCTGGAAGATCGGCACGCTTGAGGAAGTGATCCCAAGGATCGTTCCGAGGTTTGAGTCATTCGTCAGGAAGCCAGCCTTAGCCGAATTGCGGTATTGCTGCTTCACTGAATACTGAAGCCCAACCAGTTCGGCGTAGGTGACCGTCGAAGCCGACGAACCAACCGCGTACGAACCCGCTGAAGCCGCAACAGCGGTGCCTGCAACGGCGCCGTGCTTGACTGCAACTTCTGCTCCCATCTTGTCAGCGATCATCGCTGAAAGATCAAACGCCGCGTCGTTCACCAACTCATTGGTCACCTGGAGGATAATCCCGTATTTCACCGGGGTCAAACTTAGGGCTGAGAGGGTGCCATCAGACTCGGTGATCTGTGCTGCTTCTGCGAATGAACCAGCAGTTCCAAGAGTCGTGACTCGTGGGAACTGAAGGTTGTTGCCGGTGCTGACATTGTAAACAGTGACAGCGTTGGCATCAAGGAATGGGTTGATCTGCCCAGCGACAATGTTGACTCGGTTGAAGATGTCGACTGGGTTTCCAAGACCGGTTGCGCGGGAGACATCGCGCTTCTCAAAGGTCTTGGTTCCGCCTGTGCGGGCAAGCTCTCGGAGTTCTGCGTTGTCGTCGCGGTCAGCCTTCGGAGCGATCACAGCAGCGAACTCGGCACGAGCTGCGTCAGCCTGTGAACGAGCCTCTGTTGCGGCCTTCTCCGTGCGGATTGCTTCAGCGATTGTGCCAGCCTCTGCAACGAGACCGTCAAACTGCTGCTTGGCGTCACCCTCTAGAACTCCACCCTTCTCGGCGAGGTCCGTGGCGATCGCCTGAGCCTGCGTGAGCAGGTTCGCTCGCTTGTCAGCGAGTGCGTCGTATGCCATTTGGTTACTCCTTTGCGTCACTTGGACGCGCTTCTATTCCTTGCTATTGCTATTTCGACTCACCAAGCGGGATGACCTGATCGCGGGCTTGCCTACATCGGGCAGCGGGGCGGGGTCTCGTGGCTTTAGAGTTCCTGATCCATCAAGCGCTTGGTCTGCAACATCGCCAACGCAACGGATGGATCAACTCCAACCGGCTTTGGCGCGAGCCTCTCGCGCACCTGGTCAATCACCTGAAGATCATCTGGCGTCAGCGGGTTTGCTGACTTGATGTTCTCCAGCGTAGTCATTAGCCGGTCGCCGTCTACGCCGAGCTTCGCGGCGGACAGTTTGCGAACAGCCGTGAGACCAATGGTTGCTGGGTAAGCAGGGGTCTGCCCAGCGGACAGGACGCTCACCTCAAACAGATTGATCTCGTTGAGTGTGCGGATATTCTCTTCCCAGACATCGCCGCTCTTTGGGATGGAGAACCCGAAGGACATCCCCATCGAGCGCGCTTCGTAGGTCAGTTTGCTGATGACGCTTGCGGCATCTGGATCGGCTGGGTCAAGCTTCGCTTCAACCTTCAAGCCGCGTGCATCCTCGGTCAGTGTCAGACGGCCGCTTGCGGTCGTTGCAAGTGCGCGGGTCTCGTCGTGTCCGAAGAGGAACGAGATCATCTTCTTGCCATCGGCGACGCGCTTCAGCGTTCGGGTGAAGGCGTTCGGCGCGATGATCTCGGTGAACTGCATCCCGTCGGATGGCACATTGAACAGCGCGGCGTAGCCGCTGAAGGTCTTCTGTCCATCCTCACCCTCGGTGACGGTGAAGTCGCCCATTGGAAGTGCGCGAGTCTCAAGTTCCTTCAAGTCAATGATCTCCCTGTCTTCAAGCGCGGCAACGACGCCTTCTGCCCATCGTACAACGCGGTCAGCGCCGTCAGGTTGTGTGGGATTCACGCCCCAGAGGTAGGCGGCCACAGCGCCAGGTCCTGGGAAGTTCTCGTTGGATTCATCGCTGTTCTGCGGTACGCCTTCCCAGTCCACGCGGTGCCGCGCGATCCACGCGATCATCCTCCGCGCTTTCTCGTCGCTGACGCTGCCACCGGCAAGGTCGCGTGCGTCGCTGATTGTCTGCTCGACCAGTCCATCGCCGCCGAGCCCACCGGCGTAGTAGGCGAGTCCCTTGTCAGCCGCGCTCTGAATGTAGGCAGGAACATCAACCTGCGCGCGGATGGCGTTCTGCTCTTCGGTCGTATCCATCGTTGAAGCGATCGCCTCTTCTGGAGTTAGTGCCTCAAGCCCCAACTCACGCGCCAGTGCTCGGACATCAGCGTCGTTGTCCACGACCATCTGAATGTTGTCAGCGCCAAACTCCTCAATGAGCAGTTTGTACTTGTATTCCTTGAACGCAAGCCCAGTGGCAAACGGCGTTCCCTCAAAGTCGTTTAGGTGTACGGCCTCAACGCCAGCCACCTTGTTCTCCTGAAGCCAAGCGCGGGTCTCTTGCAGTCGGTCAATGCTACGCGCGCTCACGACGATGATCTGCTCTTCGCCGCTCATTACTTGCTCGTTGAGCCAGTCGATGTAGGGCTGATTCGGCGTGTCACCAGTTGTCGTCAGCGTGCCGTCAATGTCGGTAATGATGTAGCTCACTTAGGCGGCTCCTGACCTACCACTCCAATGTTCAGCGGCTTCCAGTATTCATCTCCTGCTGGTCCGATTGGCGAGCGGTCCTCAAGTGAGCGCACTTCGTTCAGGCTCAGGAAGCCGTTGTTCAGCGCGGTGCTGTAGGAGTTATATCGCTCCTGCGTTGTGGCGCGGAGCAAGCCATCAAGGGTGAACTTCAGGAAGGTCTGCTGGCTGCCCGGCACGAGCCGCTGGAAGCCAGCCTCAAGTCGAGCGATGAGTGGGCCGAGTCCAAGACGCAGCCACTCAATGCCGATCAGTTCCACCGAAGCGTAGGAGGTGTTGCCACCTGGCACCTGAAGCATATGGAGTGGGATTCCGTAGAGCCGCGCGATTGACTCCACGCTGTAGTGCATCGTCTCAACGAGCTGCAAGTCGGAGACCTTCGCACCGAGTTGCTGGAAGTCTGCGCCGCCGGTAAGGACGGCGACCTTGAAGGCGTTCTTGACGCTGCTGTTGCGGCGAGAGAATCCGTTGCGAAGTGCGTCAGCCTGGTCCTGTGTCAGTTCGCCTGGAACCTTCACGATGCCGCCAACGCTTGCGTTGTTCTCGTAGAACTTGGCGCTGAAGAGTTGCGTTGCGGCCGCAAGTCCGAGAGTCACCTTGTGATGCTCGATTGGCGACAAGCCGCGCAGCGACTCGCCAGTGCCAAAGAGTGTGATGTGAACGATGGAGTCAGCGCCGAGGACGGTGACGCCGTTGGTGGTCTTGATGTGGTAGCGCGGCTCGCCGTTCTCGTGCTGAACTACATCAACCTTCTGCGGATCAAGCACGCGAGTCTCAACGACATCGCCGTTTCGACCAGTCAGGAAGAGGACGAAGGCGTTGCCGTCTAGCAGCAAGCTACTGGTTACACGATGCTTGAAGTCAAAGGATGTGAAGTTCGGGTTGTTTGGTAGCGGCGTGTCAATCCAGGACGGTCGCGGACGATATGGTCGGCGCGTTCCGTCAATGCGGATGTAGGTATCCCACGGCAGTGCGGCAACAGTGTCGGCGTACAACTTGACGGCCGCATAGACGGCGCCAATGCTGGTCGCGTTCTCCTGATTGACTGAGACGCCTGCGGCTGAATCTGTCTCGCCGCTGAACCATCGTCCTCCGATAGTTCGCTCCTCGGATTGCTGGCGCCCTAGAAGGCGATCAAGGATTCCCATTTGTCTCCTTACAGTTCAATCCACTTCACCTCAGCGCGCGGCTTTGGCGCCAGTGCGTTCCCAAGTGTACCCGCTCGGCTGTGTGCCATCAGCGCAGCGACCAGAAGGTCGATGCGCTTGAGTGAGGTCTTGGACTCTTTGCGAATCATAAGCCCATTCCTGCTGTAATACGGCGTCGCATTTGCGGCGTGTCTGGCAAGGCTGGGGTCGCCGTTGTGCTTCACGCGGCCATTGACCACCGCGTCGTAGAAGGCGGCAGTCGCTGGCACCATTCGGCTCGGCGTCTGCGGGAACTCGACCACAGGCAAGCCGATCTGCTGCCAGGCTTCCATTGACCGCTGCCAGCGGAATGGGTCGCAGACAATCTCTCGGACGGTGTGCGTCTGGCAGATCTCCAGCATCTTGGCTTCCACCTCCTCCACCGGCACACGCCAGTTGAGTTCTGCATCGAGCGGTCGCTCCCAGTGTCCGAGGACAAAGAACGCCTTGTCAGCTACGCGACAGGCGACGATGGCAGTGGAGTCGTTGCTGAACGAGCCGTCAAAGCCCAGCACCACTTCGTCCTCCTTGTTGAGTGCGATCTGGTCATCCTTGCAGGCTTCCCAAGTGCCAGTCGGCAGGAAGGCTTGCGAGCTGCTGACCCATTGGTTCAGGCGCTTGGTTCTGAACTCCTGCTCAGGCGTGCGCTTCTTGGCGCTCTGCAAGTCCTCAAGACTCAGGATGGCAGGGTCGCTCATCAAGCCTGGG